CAGCTTGTCCTCTCGCGGTAGCAACTTGGATGACTTTATTTTTGTAGTCCTGCGCTCCTGGGATTCCTTTTGCTTCCATATCAACAACTTTTTGAAGCTCTGTATTAATAAACGTCGCTATACTGTCGAGACTGATTCTCAAATCTGACTTACCAATCTTCTCAAATTCCTCGTTAACTGATTGCGTGATGCCTTTAACGTAATCAGCTATATCGAGTTGTCTCAACTGTTCAAGACTTGCTTTCGCATCTGCTAACTGTTGAGGTGAAAATGTATTCGGTACAGCTTTATTTGCAGCGGCAAAGAACTCGTCTAAGTCCCTAAGGGCTTTATCATACGGGTCTAGCAAAGCTTTAATGTCTTTCTGAGTTGATGTCATTCCCGCTGTTTTCCATTTTTCAATGAATGAGCTAAAGAAAGTTTTATACGCCTCGTCTACTTTAAGGTTGCGAAGTTCGGCAAGATTAGGTATTTTACCGCCGTACTCAGTCGCTCTATCCTCTAAGTCTCTAATAGACTGGTTAATGTCAACAAATATTTTACCGACTTCAGATGCTTTTAACGCTGCAATTTGATCGTTGACTTCCTGTAACAACTTGTTCAAATCCTCAACTTTTGATAGCTGACTCTGTGTCGCGTCATTTATGTTTGATGCTGTCTTATCTTTTTCAGTTTTAGCGTTAATGGTATTAATGGACGACGATAACAACTCGAAGTCAGCTTTCATTGTAGGGTCTTTCGCCATCAAATTCGCTAAATGCGCTGCATCAGCATTTAGTTTATTCCCATCCGTATATGACGACAAGATAGAAGGAATCTTACTAGCTGCATTTTCCCCTGACACGCCTAGCCCCTTAAAGAAATCTGAGTATCTAGGGTCACTTACAATTCGAGTAATATCACCTTGCGCCAATGATTTTGTCAGTCTATCTTGTGTATCGGTATCTGCCATCGCCAACAACGCATTAATAGTTGAGTCAATCGCATCTCGCATTGACCCAAAGGCTGTGACAACCTGATCAGAGGAATTCACTACCTGATTATTGACGAATACCTGATTCTGTGCTGATTGGAGCTTTGTGTCATACTCATTCTTGCTCGCACTCTCTAACATCTGTGTCGCTGTATCGTTCTGCGCTACAAAGTTAAGTACTGAGTCAACCAATGGCTTAGTCGCTTTATCGAGTCCAAGTGCTTGTACCCATGCCATTACATCGGTTGGGTTCGGATTATTCTGGCCTGACACGTTTGAATACAGCTTAATGGCTATTTTTTCTAGGTCTTTAGACGTTGTGTCCGTTGTCAGCCCTGCTGCGGCTAATTCAGGATTTTTGTCTAATATCCGTCCTAGTCCGGTTGTAGCCGCTTGTTTGTAGCCTCGACCTAGCGTACCCTCCGAGAATACCTGTGTCGCTATCTCATTAGCTCGTTTAGCGGCTTCCGCCACTGATCCGAACGTATCAATTAAACCTTTTGATGCGTCGATTAAATCGAGCGTCACCCCTGCAACGCGACTGTACACTTCGCCTACACCGTCTAATCCTGACGCAGATTGGTCTAATAATGTCTGGTACACACTCAAGGCTTCTAGCAATAAGCCGGATGATTTATTAATCTGTACGTTATAATCTGCTTCGAGAGCAGTTGCCTCATCAATCGCTTTAGTCCGTATTAAGACTGCAACCATTTGCTCACGAGTCATAGAGTCTTTAAGCACCTTCTCTTGCTTTCCTTTGGCAATCGCAGCATCTATCGCACTCGTCGCGGCATCGAGGGTAGCTGAGGCCATCCTATATGCTGTATCTGCAAACTTCACGCCTCCCATCAATAGATTCGAGTCGTCTACACCCATTTCCTTGAGTTGTTTTCCGCCTAATGCTGCTGTTCCTGCGGTAGTAACCGCTTGCGCTTTAGTCAGTCCTTTATCTTCGAATCCTTTTATTAAAGTATCCCATACTTTATTAGCGGAGTCAGTGAACTCTTTGCCTTGTTTGGTAATATCTGACTTATGGAATAAATCCATAAACGCCATCCATGCAGTCGCCGCAGAGGAGATTTCAAGCCCTAAGTTGCTCCATTCTTTAATCAGACCGCTAATATTAGTCTCGGACACATTAGCATTAATACCGAATTTAGGATCGTTTAACAAGGTAATCATTTGACCGTAATAACTCAAGTTATCAATTAACTGAGTGTAAACTTTCTGAGGGTCTCCTGCTTGCGAGATCGGTTTCAAATTCGTTGATAGATCGTCGATCACTTGCAGAGGCAACTTAGCGAGTACAGGCAAGATAGCACTGGTGATATCAGCTACACTAAACGAGAATGTCGCGTTTGCAGGGTCGTAATTTTTAAACGCCTTCATCAGGTTATTAAAGATCGTAGACCACATTTTTCCGGCTACTGTCCCTGTATCTTGCAGCCGCTCACTGATCCCTTCAAACACCCAGTAACTCGCGTCTGCGGTGTCTAATTTTTTAAGTTTTTGACGGTTCGTAATCCGGTTTTCAATAGCCCCGTCACCTAATTTCTCCAAGAATTTAGAGACAGTAGACACCCCCTCACCTGTCTGCTTATCGACTTCATCGAGCGCATCACCGATAAAATTAAACGAGCGTTTATACAGTCCTAGCAACTGTTTAAACATAGTCTCAATATCACCTACTTTGGCTAACGAAGAAATTTCATGGTACGACAACTCTACTGCACCAAGTTTTGTAGACGTGCCGATGAACCCTGATTGAATCGTGTCGTTTATAGCCGTCTGATGTCTACGCCAGTAACCGTCTCCCGCATCTTGCTTTCCATTGAACGTCTGAGTTTCAGGCATATTATTCATGCTTTCCTGTGTATAACCAGGGCCGATAGGGTTAAACACATTTGTCCATACGTTGGGCTTACGTTCAGTAAATAATTTGTACAATATGTCCCCTACGATACCAGCGCCTAAGTTCGCTACCCCTCGTTTAGAGTCGCCACTAATGATATCAGTAGACGCTCCGATTTGGTTAACGATGCCCGCTATAATCATGCCTATCGCCAAGGTGATCGGATTAGACGATTGAATCGCCCACGCTGCGATAGTGTCACGCAACGTATACATCGCATTAGCTACTTTCTCAGAGACCGTACTAAACTTGTCTGACGCGATCTGGTATAAGTTATAGCCGAACATCACCGCTTTAACTACTTGACCAATATATGGAATAACGTCAACAGTTGAAGTAGCGGTGGAGGCAGTAGTCGAGGCTGTCTCAGTTGCAGCAGCCGTCACCGCAGGGGTGATTGCGTCACTGATCGCTGAAGTCAACGTCGGGGTTAAACTCGCTGCGTTTGTTGCAAACCACGACGACAAGTTTGTTGCAAATGTATCAGTAATAGACCCGACAAGATTACTTCCAAAACTTTGCACCGACGAGAACAGATCAGTCACATACGACATAGCGCCGCCTAGCCCTATCTCTGACGCGAAGTTAGCTAAGAAATCTCCAATCGTTGCTATATTGTCTTTAGCTAAAGATACTAATGTCGTTAGATCACGGTTATAGTCTGCTAAGGTAGAGCTTTGAACATTGAAGTTTAAGTCGCGCCCAAATACATCAGCCGCTCGCATTGTGCCTAATCCTTTTGCAGACGAATCATACGCCATAGCAGTCGAAGGGGCCGCATTTTTATTACTTCTAGTTAGGTAGGTCGCAGCTAAGGCTACACCTGTCCCAACTGCGCCAGTTAAAAAGTTACCCCATGACCCCTTTCCTTGAAGCAAATCAATAAAGCTCGACGCCATTAACTCCGCAGAGGACGCCAACATGCGTTGAATCATGTTGTCAAACGCATTTGCCATTTTCTCAGTGAAGGTTGTAGTCGTATCAGACATAGACGTAAAGATATCAACGATATCTGATTTTATGCCTTCGACAGATAATCGAGCGTCTTGACGGAATTTTAAAAAGTCTTGTTTTACTTTATTACTGTTATAGGCTTTCTCGACTCGATCTCTTTCTTCAGGTGGAGCATTAAACACCGCTTTTAATTTGTCTGCCTCAGCCCGACCTAAATTAAGTTCATTTTCTAAATCCTTAGTAGTTGCAATCATTGAATTCAACGCTTTATTAGCGTTATACCCAAACGCGTCAATCGCACCTGACGACTGCTCTATCGCTTTCTTAAGGTCTTTCTGACCTTTTTCAGCGTCGGCTATTCTTACTGTAACTTCTGAATAGGTTGATATTTCTTCAGGCGTTAACGCTAACCCTTTACCAATGTACTTTTCCTCTAAAGTTAGTTTCTTATTAGTTAGCTCGCCTATCGTATCCCCAAGAGCGATATACTCGTCTCTAAACTCAGAGATTTGATTTTTAATCGTATTAATACCTGCGCCGCCTTCCGTCTGCAAAATATCTGACGCATTATATTTGGCCGCTAATGACGTTTTTACTTTCCCCATCACATCGGCAAGCTCTAGCTCTCTTTCCGCGATATATTTCATTGTTCTGGCGCGGTCGTCAGCATTTTTAGTGAACGACATCAATCGAGAATCTACGTCGTCAACATAATTCTTAGCTGTGTCAATATTATTTTTTAACTCCTCAGTATTCCTAATCGTCGAATTAGTGACTTTATCCGTTGAAGCTACAAGACTTTGAGACGCAACCGCTCCGTCTTTAATATTTGTGACCCACTGTTTATCAGCCGCGATTTTAAATCCGGTCTCATTAATATCTACTTTAGCGACACTATTAGCATAGTCAAAATTATTGGTCGCTATGCGTTTCTGGAGACCTCTTTCACCTGCGTTATAAGCTGTCGCAGCTAACTTTTCTGATCCGTATTTATCCATGTAAGATTTTAACAGCTCAACCATTTTGCTTACTGCAAACTCAGGTGTTAATGCCTGATTAGCCGTCATATTCCAACCGGTATAGTTACCTGAGTTTAACTGGGCTACACCATAATCACGAGTTCCATTAGGATTAACAGGGCTGACTGCGTTTGGATTGAATCGTGACTCGGTATACGCCACTCGCATCGCAAAATTAGGGTCTACCCCCACTTTTTTTGCTGCCGTCGTAATCAGTTCTCTCATTGACTTCCCTTGATCGGAAAGCTGACTACTTACTTTAGCTGTAATTTCTAATTCTTGCTGTTTTGCGTCATTTAACTCTTGTTGCTGTGTGACTCGTTTAGCGTCCATTACAGCCATTTCAGCCATTCTACGCGATTCTTCTACATCAGCCATTGTAACAGGCGCAGCTTGTCCTAGCGCCTCTCTAGCTACTTTATCCGAGCTGAAACTATACTTACGTTTTGTGTCCTCGATCTTTTCCGCACTTGTTTTTAGCTTATCGTCGATCTGGTTTAAAACTTCTAACTGCTTAACATAAGCCTCATTGAGTGTTTCAATAGCCTCAGTCTGTGTTCTAGCGTTTGCACTTACTTTATTCTGTAAACTGTCATGCTTTTGTTGAATCTCAACTAAAGCCCCTTGAGTGACGTTTAAAGCTGATTGAAGCCTATCTAAACTTGCAACAGTCTCAGCTCTCACAGGCTTTATATTTTCAAGTATCTGTTCCTGTGGTTTAATCTCGGCAAGTCGATCCGCATTTATATCTTTTATTCTCTGCTCTTTAAACCCACTTGAATCAGGGCGTTTATTGATTTCCGCAATTCGCTTATCATATTTCGCGTTGATATCTGCGATAACATTTAAGGTTAATTCTTCTTGTGATTTATACCAATCTAGTGTCTCTTTAAACTCGCGTGTTTTCTTTTGTAATGCCAAAGACTGCGCTTCTAGCACATCTACAAACGACGTTCCAGCGTCGAACTTCTGTACTACCGGGCCAACGTTTAAAGCATTTAATGCTTCATAGAGTTTATTATACTGACGGATAAATTCTTCGCTTCCTTCTTTGAGGTCGTCATTAGCGTTTTTAACTCTCTCTACTACAATCTCAGCAAGTGTTTTTCCGCTGACATTTGGGTTCAACGTCATTAACCCTTTATACGCTGACTCTAATGTTTTACCTGTACTGTTTACTGACGCACTCGCTTTATCTTGTTTCGAGCTTGTCGCCGCTTCAGCGCCAATCTTGTAAAACTCTGAATACATCTGATCAGGTGTTTTACTCTTAATATTGCGATCAATTGCGTCAAGCACTTTTGGAAGCTTATCAGCCGTTAACGACATGTCGATAGAAATATTCTTTATTGCAGTCTCTAAATCTTTAGCTTTTAGTAGCTGAGAATCTGAAAAAAGATCGACTGGTTTTACATCTAAAGTATTATTTTTTATATCACCAAGAGTAGCATTATAATCGTCGATTTGTGAAATCAACTCATCCATTCGGGCTTTGTTTTCACTACTCGACCCAAGCATCCCTCTCCACCCTAACTCTACTAGGGACGCACTCTTTCCAATATTAACGAATCCCGCTGCTATATCATTAAGGGCAGGTAATAATGATCTTACAATTGTAACTAACGACGCAATTAAATTATATGCGTCTTTTGCGGCCTTAACTACAATGTTAAATGCCTCAGCAATTAAATTTGTTAAATCTTTACTGTCGCCTAATGACTTCAGCCAGTCATACGCCGACTTAATAGCCTCACCCATGTATACACCAATCGTCTTGGCTACATTGAGGTTAGCATTAATGTACTTGGTCAAATCCTCTAAGATATAAGCAAACGCATCTGCTACACCTGACCGAGCAAACGTGGTCTTAACTGAGAATAGTGCATTTTCAAATCTATTTTGAATACCGATAAACGAATTAGCGGCTAAATCCGCAGCAGTCGCAAAATACGACGCTCCGTCTTTCAAAAAGTTCTTTAAAAAGTCAACCGCATCCAAGCCTCCTGAGGAGGTTAGTTTGGTAAATTCTGTTAACGACATCTTCATAGACGCGGCGGCTATTGCCATCGCGCCTGGAATTCTTTCAGCGAACTGTAAGCGTAATTCTTCGAGAGAGATCGTTCCTTTTGAAGCCATCTGTTGAATTGCTAAGAACACCCCTTGGGTTTCTTCTTTATTCAAGTGCATCGCTACCGCCATTTTACCTAAGTTGGTAAACATAGCCTCGATCTCACTCGATGAGAAATTCATTTTAGCGGCAGCGGCAAACTTAGCGAACGGAACAGCGGCTTTATCGAAGTTTAAGCCGATTTTATTCGACGTATCCATCAACCATCCCATTTCTTTATTTGCTTCCCCAATAGACCCGGTGATAACCGTCAAAGAGGTTTCGATCTTAGTGAATGATACCGCAGCTTCCCAAATATCTTGGAACTTACTAAACACTGAACTGATTGCGCGAGAGATCAAATAAATATCGAGTAGGGCTTTATACCATTGATGTGAGGAGGCAGCTACTCTTTCAGTCTCGGTTGTCGCGTTCTGAATAGCCCCGACAATAACAGTCACTTGCGCTGTTGGGGTTGCAATAACACGGATACGATTCGCCATTACAGTGATCGGAGCCGTTACCGTAGGGGGAGTAGTCATACCTGCGATAGCAGTACGAATAGACCCGGCGTCAACTCCTGTAATAGTGGTCGCATAAAGTCTGATATTCGCCCATGCTTTGATCTGTTGAGACAAGAGAGGATTAGTCGCGTTGAACGCTGCAACGGCTGTTGAAGTCGCGCCGATATTACCAATAATCCTAGACGCATTAACGTACACTTCCGCTAGGGCTCTGATCTTGCTCTTTAGCACAGGATTTGTAGCGTTATATGCGGCGACCGCTGCATTAGCCCCCTGTATGTCGCCTACGATCCGAGAAAGCTTAACGACCCCTTCTGCGGTGATCTGAACCTTACGAGCTGTGGTAGCAGGATTAGCTGCGTTATAATCATCGACGGCTTGCTTTAATCCTTGGATGTTACCGGTAATTTTAGAGACTGAGATAACCGCATCGGCTAAGACACTGATCTTAGCACGAGTTGTTCCTAGAAAAGATTTAATCTGATTGTCGAGGTCTTGCTGATTTAGCGTAATAGACGCTACTGACAAAGCTACTTTTGCTTTGACATTAACCGTTTGATTCGGCACTTTCATCGCCAGTATCGCTTCTTGCAAGCCTGTGATACCTGTTATTTTAGAGACGACAAGATTGGCCGTCGCATTTACAGTAATCTGCGTATTAGAAGATTTTAAATAAGCGTCAATAGCGGATTGAAGATTAGTAACGCTATTTATTTTTTCAATCGTTAAATTAACGGAAGCATTGACGTTGACAATGGCGTTGATTTTCGCCATCTTCTCCGCGATACGCTCCCCTAAGCCGCCAACGTTCTGCTCTAACGCCTGTATTTTTCGTTCAGCATCCGATGTGTCGAGAACAATTTTTAACGTGGATTCTGCTTCAGCCATTGTCTTATACCTTCCAATAATTAAATACGCCGAGCCTCTCCGAAACTCATTTACAAAATTATACCATAAAAAATAGCCGCTTATGGGCGGCTATTTTGCTTTCGACTGAGCTTTCTGTTCGGATTTTTTATGGTGAACTTCCAAGAATTTATTATCCATTTGAGTGATATAGAGAACGAAACTATCTACATCATGCCAAGGGTAAATATCCAAAAAGCTTTTAATGTCCCCCATTTGAATTGGGTTCAGCGACATCCCCGCTTGGCGTCTACTCGATAAGATATTAAAGGCTTGTAAGTACCACGCTAAATCCTGGTCGATGATTGGACGATTATCATAGGAAGGGCAAGGTTGTCCCATTTCGACAAGTTGCTCATAAAACTCAATCTTATCGCCATGATAAATCATCCACTCAATATACTCTACGAGTTTTTTACTTCTGCGGCCTGAGCTTCATTTTTAAAGTTTGCAATATTCAACGCTTGCGTCTGAACAAACTCTAACAACTCAGGATTTTCAGTCAACGCCTCAAACGCTGCTTCCTGTGTAAACGGAGTCTCATTCTCGCCATCAAATGAAACACTTCTCCAGTCAAGCAAAATGTGTTTAGCAAGTGCTTGGCACAATAAGCGTTGTTGTACTTCAGGAGTCAACTGATCCTTCTTACGCTCATACGGTTTTTGGATCGACTGATAATAATTTTGGAACCCAAAAGAACTAATACTTGCGATCTTGAACTCGCCCTCAGTTTTGTCCAAATCATTGATAGCGCACCATACACCGTTGGTTCTTTTGTCACCGGAAAAAGATTTTACTTTAAACATAATATTCCTTAAATTAATGAAAGACTTCAAATCACGTTATACCTATGGCGGTAGGCATTTAATGAAATGAAGTCTAAATCTTTAGATGCCGCCACACCAACAAAATTAGTATATCATAATATTCTTAAAGAGTGAAGCCCTCTTTCGAGGGCTTCATTTTAATTGCTAACTATTAGGTTGCACCTGTCGCAATTTTGTGTACTTTCATCATGTGAGTACCACCAGCATCTACCAATGCTTCCCACTGACCTGACATGTTCACGTCTTGGTTTAAACCTGACGCTACAACAGTAGAGGAAGTAAATTTAACGCGAGGGAACTCGATAATGTATACGTTACCATCAGAGGTAGTGTTTGTATCTTTAACCATGAAAGTTAGACCAAACGCAGTACCTGCTAAGTATTTGTCATACATTGTAGTATCAGCGAAGTAAACTTCGATGTTACCTGTAATTGTGACAGAACCTAACGCGATACCCGCATTACCTAATACACCAATAGCAGTCTGACCTCTAACGTTATTGCTATACGTCATATCCAACTTATTGAAGTAAGTAGATGTAGCCGCTACACCGTCAATATACACTTGGTTAACGTGACCTACAGCGTTCATTACGCCAGAAGTCGATGGTGCTGAGGTTGTAGGAGCCGAAGTTGTAGAAACTGTTGCGCCTAACCCCATAACTTCAAACGTACCAGTCAAAATAGACCCGACGGCAAAGTTCAATGTCCAGTTGTTGATACGGCATCCTGCAAATACGAATTGCGGGAAGTTAGTTGGATTCGCTAAGTCAGTCAACCCTTTATAGAAAGAGAATGATTTTTGAGTCGCGCCGTTCTTTACAAACGCGCCTACTTTAAACGTCTGAGTACCTGAAGATACAGTAGTTGCACTCAACGCTCCGCCAGAAACGGAAGTAACAGTCAAAACAGTGCTGGTAGGAGTTGCTGCCAACTTCATCCATTTATTACCTGTGTTGCCTGTACCGGTCAAACCTGCTACTTTAATCCATTCACCGTTAGTTAAAGATGTGAAAGTAGAGAAAGGTGTGCCTGACGCAGCAGTAATAGTATTATTAGCACCGGAGACTGCGATAGTTAAGTTATTGCCTGACGCACTATGAGAGATAGAAGTAGGAGGTGTAGACCATGCTGTGGTTGCTAACACCGCTAAAATCATATCATCGTATGAGCCATAGCTTAATTCAATATTTAATGATCCGCCTACAGTCGCACCTGTCTGAACAGTGTCAGGAGTCATACGGTCTGAACGAATTTCGTTTGATTTTGTATTGGTGATACTAAAGTTAATAGACTCACCTGTAAACCGAATCAACTGATAAGTAGGTGAATTTGGTGTAGTACCAAAAGTCACTTCTGCGACATATCCAAGCTGGACGGAATTACTTGCTGCTGCTGTAATAGCCATTGTTCCTTCTCCTAATAGAAGTTGTCAGTGTAAAAAGAAATGTTTACGTTTACTTGATACACACCATCTACATTTCCTATTACGACTGTATTCGGGGTATCGAAAATATGTCCTTGTATTGAAGCTGATCTCCATATAGCGGTAAGCTGCTCCGCTAGTTCTAACGCTCTTTTCGCACCGCGATTCAAAGGCGTGAATATGTGCATTGATACCAGACCGTATTGACGATAGAGATTACTAGATAATCCTAAAGTACGCCGATCTTCTTTGGTAAATAACACATTAAATCTTACAAACTCAGGGTTTGATTTCATATCAAAACTAACATTGGGCCATGCAATCGGCGTAGCTGTCCACGCTGTTGCGAACGTCGAAGTTATAAGAGTTAATGAGTTAGGTAACGACATTATGCTGTTGCTCCTGCTTGTAACGCTTTTTCCATCATTAGCTTAGGTTCTGATCCACTGTAAATACCTACACCATAATTAACATCGGTGGCGTAATTCACATTAAGGGCATCTTCCGCAGCATTGGTTAAATACACATTAGAGACCTTTCCCGGTGTGTATTTGCTAATAGCCTCCATTCCAATTTCAAAGTTAGGTGTAGGGGAGACTTGATAATCAGGGTAATCCGAGATCGGAATATCCGCATCAGCTAAATAAGCTCTGATTGACGATGACTCGTATATCGGCGCTCCTCTGGATAATCGCCATGAGTTCACTAAGTTACTCGACCATCTTCCTAAACCTGGGCCGGGGGTAGCATCTATCGCAGCGTTCCACATTACTTTGGCAAGTTTTAATTGATGGTTATGCACAGCTTTGGCGCAAAACCCTCTTATATCAATCGAACCTTTAACTTCCAAGAGTAAGCTCATATAGGAATACCGTATTGTATGTGACCACTGGCTTTACTTTTAAAATCGCTCTTTCCACTAAATCAGGCATCACTACAACATCTGTTATTAAAGGAGTCACACTGTTAATCCTTAGCCATAGCTTTGTTGTCTGTGTTTCGATAAGTGGGTTAGTATCG